AAAACAACACAGTTATGAAAAAGAAAAACACAACCCCACAAACCGAAGTAGTAGTAACAGTTCAATTAGGTCGTCCAGTTAACCCGACCAGTGAGCGTCAAAAGCGTTTAGCAGCATTTGCAGAGCGTGAAAAGTTAGGTGTAGCAGTTAAGCGTGGTCGTCCTGTAGTGAGTGACAGTGACCGTCAAAAGCGCCTTGCCGAGCAAGCAGAACGTGCTGCAGCAAACGGTGGTGTAGCAAGACGCGGCCGACCAGTTAATTCAGGTAGTGCACGTCAATCACGTTTAGCAGATCGCGAAGCCAAAATTGCTAGCGGTGCAGAAATTAAGCGCGGTCGCCCTGCAACTGCGAAGTTGCCCGAAGTTAAGTAGTTGTAGAGTGCGATTAGTAAATAGTGGGTCCCGTAATGGGGCCCACTGTATTCGCACTTAGTGCGCCATATATACGCCATATATAACGCGGTATATTTACCGTACCTACCACGCGCACCGCTGTCACTCGATGCCGCGTATTGGGAAAAAAGGGCTCGGATGACCAACTATATAGTATATAACTATACAAGCCGATGAAGTATATACTTATATAACAACAACCCACCCTGCGTCTACCAAAAATAACCCCTTTTTAACTATAGGCATTTTGGGAAAAACCCAACGGATCGCAAATCGTAGAGACTAACGATCTTTTGCGTCGACGAAGGATATACGTATATTTTATTTGACTACCAGTAGACAACAAAAGAGACCCATTATGGGTCCCTTTCATGTTTCACCAGAAATCCTAACTTACTTTGATGATGAGGGTGTGTTAGGATTCTTTTTTGGAGATTTTTTGTAGTACTTTTTAGTAGCTACCTTTGTAGTCGTCGGTTGACCACTTTGGGTCGATTGACCATTCTGAGATGGTTTAACCGCGTCCGTTTGCACTTTGGTTTGTTCCAGTGCTTTCTTTAAGTCCATGTTAAGAGAATAGATCTTCATCTTAAACTCTTCCGCTTGCACATTAATTTTGTGCAAAGCATCTTGGGTTCTTAAATTAGTTGCTTTAAGCGTGTCTATAAGGTTCGTGTAATGCTTCACGTCTTTGTAAAGCAATACGTTTACCACCAATGATAACGCGCATAAAACCGATAATGATGTTAATAAAATCATAATATATTGTTTAATAATTATACTCCAATATAATAAAAGTATATACGTAGGCACGTTTAGGGGGTGGAGTTTTCAAGGAGTGTTTAATATTTATTGTAAAAATAATATGGTAGAGAAATTTTTGAAGGAGTATTGGTTAAGAATATTTCCTTGGTTTACAACTGTAGTCTTGTTAACGCTGTTAGTAATTGTTTTAAATCGACCTAAATATGTTTCCCCACCACCTCCTGTAGATAATCGTATAGATAGTTTACAACAAATAGTAAACCAATTACACACGGATTTATTGGATGCACGACACGATTATGATAGTGTACAATCAAATATAAAAACAGACATAGTAACAATAAGAATACAAAATGCGAAAGACGTTAGCAATATTAACAATTTTAGTACTAAGCAGCTTGACAGCACTTGGTCAACCATCACTTTCCCCTAAGCGTATAGTTTTTAACGGTGACACGGGTGTGTTTTTTATACGCACACAAGAAGTAGCTTTGTTACAACTTATAAAACAAGGTGAAGGACTTAAGAAAGAGAATGCACGTTTACTTGATTACCAAATCAATTGCGATAAACAAATCATATTAGAACGTAAGGCATTCGATAACCTTTATACTAAATTTGGTGAAATGACTAATTTAGCTAATGAGTATAAGACTAAGTATGAGAAAGAATGGTCTTTACACAAAGAAACCCAAAATGAGTTAGATACTCAAATTGGGTTAACCACTAAGTGGAAAAAACGGGCTATTAGTTTAGGTGTAGGTAATTTAATTTTAGGTGGAACTATATATTTAATTATTACCCATTAATCCCACCAACCTCTGATTCCTGAGCCGTCGAATTGGTCTAGGAACTCTGATTTCTTATTAAATTTAGAGTAATCTTGTCCATTAAGTAAGTGCATAAGCTCCTTCCAACCTTTCTTTTGTATGTCGTGAGCTCTTCTTAGTATTCGTTCATTAATCTTTTTTTCTTCTTCAGTAAGATCTTCTACTAACTTATATAATTCTGGTCTATCTTCTAAAGGCTCAAAATGATCACGAAAGGTCATCTCTAATCCTAACTCTTTCTCGGCTACATCCACAAATTCACCATCAGCAAATAGGTTAAGTAGATATGCACATCTCTTCATTGCTTCTACTTTTTTACCTTTAGATATTAATTCCTCAATACCACGTTTTTCTATGTTGGTATGCATATCTTTTATAGCATCTGCCATAAGTGCAAATACTGAATGATGCCCTCCATACCAACGATAGTTCCATAAAGCTTTACGGAATATCCATAGGTTTTTAAAAAATGCAGGTAGGTCGTATCTAAATAACTCCCATATACGTTGTAATTTATATCTCATAATTTTCCAAACATTTGTTTATTTTGAATTTCACTAGCGGTTTGTTGGACTTCCAATAACCATCTCCAAATTTTTTTAATTATAATTTTAGTAGGCGTTCTCATGGATTAATATTATCCTTTTATTACTTGTTTAGCACCTAATGTGCCTGTTACTTTATCAATACGTGAATCAATATATGAACGAGTATGACCAATTTCATCACATATATCTTTAAATCGTGAGTCTAGATCGCGATCACGTCTTTCAAATTCAGAGTATATATTTCGCTCATTTTTTCCAAATTCAGAACTTATATCGCGTTCTAATTCTTTAAACCTACGATCAAACTCTTCACGTGTGTCGTGGGTTGTTTCCCAAAACGTTCGGCTGACTTCTGATATTCTTTCTTCATTAGTTTTAACTTCTTTTAACAAATTGTTAATCTTAACTACACCCCAAACAATCGTTGCTAACATAATAGCACCAACAATCGAGAGCATACCTAAAACAAAATACATTGTTTCCATAATTTATTTCTCCTTATAATTTTTATTTCAAAGAACGCCTACTAAAATATATCATCTAACTCCGGAGGACATTTATCAATAATATGATTTTTGACAAATTTTTTCCACCAATTAGTTATTTTTCGAATAATTTTCATAACGACAAATAGATGTGTAATAATTAATTATTTGATCTGTGTTGAGGTTTATATTTTTATTTTCTCTATTATTTAATACAATCCATAATTCTTCTACAGCACTATCTATTAATGGAGATTTTTTCTCCTTTATTAATAATTGCTCTAATTGATTAATATTATTTAATTTCACCATATAAAGATAATAAAAAAGGCCTGCAAACGCAAGCCTAATTTAAAAAGTTAGATTAAAATTATTTTTTAGTTACTTCTTCCTTTACTTCTTCACTTCCAATTTTCTTACCGAAAATCTTATCTACTGAAGCAAGACCTAAGCAACCAAATGCTAGTAAAGCTACGGCATCAACTAAATATTCTGCTGGGGCAATATCTACTGTAGTGAAACTATTGTGATACATTGTAATACAAAGAGTTACACCAGCGATGATTCCAACTAATCTTTTAGATGATGGGCTACCACTTTCGTCTTTAAAAATACCTCCTATCCAAGTGAATAGAGTTTTAATTGCGTTTTTCATAATTTATAAATTTATGTGTTTATTATAAATATATGAATTAAAGTATTTCTTCATGATGAACTGGAACTTCTTCATAATTGTGGATTGAAAGAGATTCTTCAAAAGTAATATCTTCTTCAACTTGAAGTTCTGGGTAGGAAGGGAAATTTTCTTTAACAGTAACTGTATCAGCACAACAATGTCCTGGGGTGCATTTACATTTGTTTGGTTCGGATTTCATTGGAGGAGTACATGCTGCCAATGTTAGGATAGAAATTGATAAAATTAGTTTTTTCATAGTGTGTATATTTACAATACATATCTCACACTTTGATAAATCTACTATATAATTGCTTCTACAAGTTCTAATTTTAATGCTTCATCTGCTGTAAAATACCAATCACGTCTTGATTTTTTAACCTCATCAAGTTGCTTTTGGGTTATAGATGAACGTGATAGTAAATATTCATCATATTGTTTCATTAAACGATTACATTCATCCATATCCTCTTTAATTAAAGAAAATTTCATATCAAAATGTGAGGTTAAAGCTTCATGATACATAAGTGTAGAAAATTTACTCATAAAACGAACATGCCCTGCTGCAAATATTGGTAAAGCCATAGACATAGCTATTCCGTAACAGTAAGTATGAATTGGAGTCATTGAATTTTCAATAACACCTACTAAAGCAAATCCATCATATATTGACCCACCAAAACTATTGATAATAACTTTAATAGGTTTACGCTCATAATCTTTAATTTGATTTTCAAAATCTTCATCATATGCGTTTACATCTATGATAAACTGCATTACTTCTTCTACAGTTTCATTATCAATATCATTACTTAGGATAATACTCCTAAATTGATCTTCCTTATCAAAATATCTATTTCTTCTATTTGTCATATGATAACTTTTACTATTGTTTTTCTAGGTACACCTGGGTAGTAAGCATCTATCATATTATGATAATGGTCTATAGGCATAATAGACTCAACCCCCACACCAAAGTCTAATATATCAAACATAGAATATGACTTTTCAGCCAGCTCTAATCGTTGTTCTAATGTTAAATCTATTTCTACACTATAACTTGATATTAGTTCCATTACCTATGTTTTTTAGGTGAGCATTGGTGTTGAAGTTGATTTTTTCCTTTATTAACTCTCTTAGTTTGTTTATACATTTTCTGCTGCCTACCGTTATGATGTTTATAGTTATATCCTTTTTGAGGAGCAGAACATGAAGCCAATACGGCTATGATTAAAAATAAAATTAACTTTTTCATACTATTTCTACCCATTCGGGTTCTTTAATTGTTTCACAAAATAAAAAATGAGAATCTGTTTTTAATACATGATCCGCGTCTAAATATTCTTTCCATCCGTGAAGTAATTCTCTAATAAGTTGTCCTTCTTTATTAAAAAAATAATTCACTGGGATATTTCTTAATATTTTATAGACTTCTCCGTTATAAAAATAAAGTGGTTTCATATTATATACCCCGGTTACATTCTTACATTTCTATCTATCACTCTTTCTTCCCGTATTCCCAATATACATAGTGAGAATTTTATTTCCAAGTTTATTTAATAAAAATTTGTACTAAAAGTATCATTAAACTTAATCCTAAACATATTCCTGTCTTTAAATTAATGTTTTCATCAAATATAAAATTAGACATAAGTGTAAATACTATAGTTCCAATTGAAAATCCTATCAACCTCCCGGGCCATAATTCTCCATTAAAGGCATGCTGAAAACTTCTTACTGAGGTAGTAAATAAATATGATATAGGAATCCCCCAAAGTAACACAAACCAAAAATTTTGTTTAAGAAAATTATACTTCAGTGGACCCTGGAGTTGGTAGAATGTAACTACTTGGGCTATTATTCCACTCAAAACCCCTAGTATTAAATTATAATTCATATAAAAATAAAATATAATGTAAAATATACTAAAGAGTATATAACAGCAATTATTAATATATGAAGAATAAACTCAATAGGCTCATATTTAAGATTAAGAGTTTTATTTGTAGTTCCTTCAGACTTATGGTAAATCATTCTTGAAATACAAGTAATAATACCTATTAGATAAATAGAATTAATAAATCCTAAAAATCCTAATGTTCCTTGGATGAATTCAATTGTTGTCATAACCTTTATTTTTTTATTATATTATAAAGATAATACCTCTAATTAAAGATTCCAAATTTTTTAGTGGAGATTTTTAAAGTTTTTATATATTAGTATATTTATAATAATGAATCTAGAAGAAATTTTTTCCCTATTCGATAACTCAGATGGTAATGGGAAATATACTGTCTCTGATGAGGATTTATTTTTCTACATTAAGATGTTTAAAGGTTATATTTTAAGATTTGATGAACTCAAAAAAGGATTTCTTCCATTTATGCATTCGTTTAATCCCGAAGTAGCTGAAAAACTTTCTACTGCTACTATTAATCCGCTTTGTTATTATAAAGCTTACTCTTTTTTAAATAAAATAGATTTAAATGATAAAGACCATTATGAATCTTTTTCTAAAAACATAGACTTAGATTTTATAAAAGCATGTAATAAATCTATAGAATATTTTATCAACACAGAAGAATATGAAAAATGTAACATGCTGAACATATTTCTACAAGAAGGAATGAAAATTCTTAAAGTAAGCTTGTTAGATACAAATTATTAATTACATTATCATATTATTTACTTAAAAAACAACAATTATGAGAAATCGCGACCTAATCTTTAGTAAGATTGAACGCGTTGAAGGTGCTTTAAAATCATTAAAAGTATTCTCAACACGCCCTGGAATTACAGTAGAAGACATTCATGCTATCATTAACGATGCTGAAAATATCCTCTCAGACTTAAAATCTATGATTGAAAGAGAGCCAATGGGGCCTAATGAAATTAACAGAGTTTAATTATTAAAAAATAAAAGTTATGAAATTAACAGCAGAAGAAATTCAAAATAATTGGATTGATTTAGAAGAGACTATTAAATCATATATTAGTGAACCACGCCGTTCACAATTACTTGATTTTTATTCCCAATATGCAGAACGCATTATGATGATGCCTGCTTCATATAAAAAAGAGTATCATAATGCCTTTCCTGGAGGGTATGTTGATCATATTTTACGAGTAGTAGATTGTGCTCTCAAATTAAATGATGTATGGATTGAAATGGGAGTAGATAATTCTACCTATACTAAAGAAGAATTAGTATTTGCTGCTTTAAATCATGATTTAGGTAAAATGGGTGATGAAGAGCATGAATCGTATGTTCCCCAAACTGACCAATGGCGTAAAGATAAATTAGGTGAAGATTATACCTTCAATACTAAATTGGCATTTGCATCTGTACCTGATAGAGGTTTATACCTACTCCAACAACATGGGATTAAATATTCATTCAATGAAATGATTACTATCCAAACCCATGATGGGTTATATGATGAAGGTAATAAAAAATATCTAATGGCTTGGACACCAGAACAACGTCCTCGCACATCATTACCATTTATTATACATCAAGCCGATTTAATGGCGTCTCGTATTGAATTTGAACGCGAGTGGTTACCTAAATTTAAAACTAATACTCCTAAAAACTTTAAATTAGACACCCCCTCTACAACCCATGCAGAGAAAAAAATACCTATTAAAACTAAAGCTTTAGGGAATATTCAAAGTGAAAATTTAAAAAATATGCTTAATAATTTATGATTTTAAATATTATTATATCAATTTTAAGTTGTTTAGTTATTATCTTAGGATATACAACTTATAACCTTTTATTAAAGAATGAGAAAGCAGAAGATATTTTGATTTCTTATAAAACATATATTGATCAATTTAGATCTCAATTAAAAGAATCTAGTCAAAAAATTAAAGAAATTGATGAAAAAGGGGTTTTTGATAGCGATGATGAAATAGGTTGGTTTTTTAAAGAAATTCAAAAAATCCAAAATTCTTTGGATAAATTTAAACTAGATTAACCTATTATGGTCCCTGTAAAAAAAGGAAAAAATTACTTTACCCAAGATACTGAATTAGCAATATTAGAATATAACAATTGTGAGGATTTCTCACAACGAAGTAGAATCTATGATAAGAAAATTCATTATGCGTTTTTTAAACTAACAGAAAACATTATTCATACCTTTAAGTTTTATTATACTGAGGTAAATAATCTTGAAGATTTACAACATGAAGTAATTACTTTCCTACTCTCTAAAATCCACTTATATAACCAGGAGAAAGGTAAAGCTTATTATTGCGTCGAAGAGTAGAGGAGAGCACACGATGTCTTTAGCGTTGTATCGCAAGTATCGTCCCTCTGTTTTTGCAGATGTCATCGGACAAGAACATGTAACTGTTCCACTTTCAAATGCGTTG